CGACGACAGCAACAGGCGCCCGGCATACCCCGGGAGGCGGCCAGCCGTTGAGCCGGCTGCGTAGGTGTAGCGGTCCTCTTTGGCCGTCTGGGTGTAGACGTCCGGCAGGAACTTGGCGATGGCCTGGGTGATCGTATAAGTGCGGCAGAAGGCGCCCACGATGCCCTTCTTGGCCAGCGGATCGCCCTGTTTGTCTGCCTGGCGCTTCCGGATCCCGGCCATGCGCGAGGACTCCGGCCAGTAGCTGGTATCGGTCCAGTCCGGGTACTCTGCCAGGATGGAGTCAGCCGCCAGGAAGGGGGCGTCGTAGTATTGGAAGAAGGGCTCGACGTCCACGCTATGGCTCGGCCAGTACATCAGACGGGTCGGCTGGAAGGTGGAGTCGTCAAAGTAGTCGATGCCGATCTTCTCGGCGATCTTGCGGGCGATGGCCTCGTACTCGTCCGGCGTGACCTCTCTGTCGAGGGGCATGATCAGACGGTAGCGGGGCTTCGCCTTGGTGTGCTTATGTGTGGAGTAGACCGCCAGGGCGTTGTCGATCTCCAGGTTGTCGATGATATTGTCCCAGAACTCGGCCGGAGGGAAGTCCAGGTCGAGGGTGAGCAGCTGGCGGGCCGTGAAGTAGCCGGTCTTGCGGCGGGCCTCCCTCAGATGACCGCCGACGAAGCCGCCGATGTCCTTGATCTTGTCCTGCTGCTCCTTGCTCATCTTCATGTACTCGGCGTGGGTCTCTGTGGTCTCCATGGAGCGGGAGAGCTTATTCAGGAGAGCCGCCCAGCTCATGGTCTTATTCTTCCAGGAGGTCTCGAAGCGGCTGCGGCCGGTCGAGATCAGGAGGTCGCCGTTGTACTTGACCATGAACAGGGGCAGGGTGAGTTTTTCCGCTGTGTTGGTCATGGTCTCAGCACCTCCGCGTTCTGTCTTAATTTTTCAGCCGTGGCCTCAGCGGCCTCGAACTCGCGCTTTTTCTTCCGGAAGGCTGAGAGGGCTCCGGAGCGCTCGGCGGTCAGCTTCTTCAGCTGTTCCCGTTCCTCGTGCAGCCGTTCAGGGTATCCCAGCTGGCGGGCCCTCTTTGGCTGCTCTTTGATGCAGGCCCGGAGGGCGGTGATCCGGCGCTTGGCCGTCTCGATCTGCGGCTCCAGGTCCGCTGCTTTTTGGTGGTGGTTTACTGCCTCGTTGGCGAGGCTCTTGCGGCCGTCCAGGATCTTCTGGGCTCGGCTCTCGCAGGCCCCGGCCAGCTGCATCCGGATGACGTCCTGATGCTCAAAGTCCAGGGCGACCACCCGGAGGAGCTTCCGGATCCTGGCTGTGCTTGTTGGGAAAAAGGCGTCCGGGTTGATGGTCATGTAGCCGGTCTCCCAGCGTATAGTGATAGGCTCCATCGCTGTCCTCCTTGCTTGTAGATGGTTTATGTCGGGGGCACGAGGCCCCCGGGATTTACGATAACTTGATCAGGAAAGCCGGGCGGACGCCGAGGGAGTTCGAGGCGCCCCAGTAGCTGGCATTACCGTCGTCGTTGACAAAGCAGAAACCCGTCGCCGACTGGACGTACTTGTTCTGGAGCCATCCCCACTCGTAGCTCTCGCCTTTGCGTTCGGCGACACGGTTGGCGCGTTCCTTCATCAGAGGCCACTGCTCGCAGTCGTCAGGCTCCGCGGCGCCGGAGTTGTACCAGCCATCGTGCCCGAACATCTCGCCGTAGAACGGCAGACGGAGCAGATCGCCGTTGTCGAAGGGCGCCAGCTCCAGACCAGTGAAGTCCTTCAGAATCTTCTCGCTGTTGAGCTCCTCGCGGAGATCGCTCTCCTGGTAGCCGCCCTTGTTGGTGTTCTTCTTGTTCATCTGCATGGCCTTGTCGAGATACTGGTCCAGAAGGAAAAGAGCCAGGCCTTCGCCAGGCAGAGCCTGGCAGGTGGCGGTATAGTGGCCGACCTGGATGCGGTCGCCGATCTGGATCTCGTTGGTTTCGACGGTCATGGTGCGGTTAATTTTCATTTGTGTGTCCTCCTTAGTCTTTCATGTAGAACGGGGTCTCGTAGCCGTCGCCCCGTAATGGTAAACCGGGCGCCCAGGGGATCGCCTCGCCCATGCAGGCGTTGATCCGCTCCAGCGCGTCAGTGTCTTCGATTGGCACGTCAACGATCATTTCGTCATGGACGTGCATCACGATGTTATAGCCCAGAGCTGCGACCCTCTGCATGGATATGGCCAGGCAGTCTCTGGCGATGGCTTGGGTGATGTTCTCGACCAGCTTGCCGCCGTAGGTCTCAGTCTCTCCCCATTGCTTGGTTTTCTGATTGACTCCCATGTAGACAATGTGCTCGCGGCCGTCCCTCGGGTCCATCTTCAGGTGGGTGTTCCAGTAGCAGAGCTTCCGGCCGCTGGGCAGCTTGATGAACAGGTTGCCGTTGATGTAGCCGAAGGCGATGCCGTTCTTCAGCCGGACGGTGCGGTGCTCTTCGATGACTGTCCTGGCCGCCATCTCGCAGTTGCGCCAGAGCTTCACCACGCTGGGGTTGGCCCCCCGCCACTGGTCCACGACGCTCTGGAGCTCGTCCTCCGGGATGGTGCCACCTTTGTCCATGCGCTTCATGGCGCCGACGCCGCCTTGGTAGCCGCAGGCCAGGACTGCGACTTTTCCCTTTTGGCGGAGGTGGCTGTTGGCTCCGTGCTTTTCCACGGGCACGTGGTACATCATGGAGGCGGTCTCGCAATAGATGTCCTTGCCCTGCCGGAAAGCCTCCAGGGTCCATTCCTCGCCGGCGATCCACGCCAGCACTCGGGCCTCGATGGCTGAGAAGTCAGAGACCACGAAGCGGCAGCCCTCTGATGGGATGAAGGCCGTCCGGATCAGCTCGGAGAAGACGAAGGCCGTCTCTCCGAACAGCGTGCCCATGGTCTCGAAGTCTCCCCCGGCTGCCAGCTCGCGGGCCAGGGCCAGATCCGGCAGCGTGTTCTTGGCCAGGTTGTGCGTCTGCACCAGACGGCCGGCCCAGCGTCCGGAGCGGTTGGCGCCGTAGAACTGAAGGATGCCTCGCAGCCGGTGATCCTGGCAGTGCGCCACCAGCATCGTGCTGTACTTGGCCACGCTGGTCTTGCCCAGGGCGGTGCGGATCTCCAGCACTCTCCGGACGATGTCCGGAAGATCCGGATCTCGCAGCGCTTCGGTGATGGTGTCCTTGGTGACGCTGGTCATCTCCACGCCCTGCTCTGCGAGCCAGCGCTTCAGCTGGGCCAGGCTGTTTGGGTTTTTCAGCCCGGTGAGCTCCTGGGCTTCTTCCTGGAGCTCCTGCCGGCGCCGGGTGTCATATTCGACGATTTTCTCGACCATGGGGATGTCGAGCGCCACGCCGTTGTCGTTCATGTGTTGGTCCAGAGCCCAGAGCTCCTGCTCTGACTCCGGTGTCTTGTAGATGGATAGCTTCCGTAGGATCTCCTGCTCGGTCACAACGTCCTGCCGGTTGTAGCTCTTGTAGAGTTGCCACTTGGCCGGGTCATGCTGTGGGAGGTTGCGCGTCCTCTGGCCGTTGGTCCGGGTCGGCTTGCACGGCTTCGAGAAGAACTGGATCAGAGCCTTGCCCTGGGGGTCCTTCAGCTTCTCGGGAGGAAGGCCCAGCGCCTCGCCGGCGCCTGCCAGATTGCCCGGCAGGCCCAGCGTCAGCGCCTTGACCATCGTGCAGCGCCACTCCTCCGGCGGCATGGGCTTCTGGAGCCACTTGGCCAGACAGGTGCGCTCGAAGTTCGCGTTGAAGGCGGTCTTGACGATCTGGGGATCGAGGAGGGCCTCGCAGAACTCGGCCATCATGTCAGGATCAGCATCGAAGCCGTCGATGGTCTTGACGTTGTCCTCGCCCCAGTCGTCGAAGATGTACGAGATGAGCAGGATGTCGAAGTCGGGCGCCTCCACGTAGGCGTAGACGCCCGCCTCGGCCAGGTCCACGGAGCTATAGGTTTCTATATCCACGCCCATAACTCGGTGCATCTGTATGTCCTCCTTAGAAGTCCTCGTCGTCCTCGAAGTCGTCGCCGCCGAAGTCGGACTCGGCAGAAGCACGGGCAGCGCCCAGGCGGTCGTCGTCCTTCAGCTTCTGGATGTTATTCAGGCCGACGCCGACGCCCTTGTTGCCGTTGGTGTTGAAGGGGAAGAAGTTGATGGAGGCGCGGCCCCAGCAGCCGGAGTAGACCTCGTCGGGGTCCAGGATCTCGTTCAGATCCTTGTCCACGATGCCGGGCTTCTGGGTGCTGTTGCAGTTGAGGAAGTACATACCCTCGTACTCAGGAGCCTCATCGGCACGCTCGGCGTCGCCGTCGCGCAGAGGCTGCTTCAGGTTAGCGGGCTTCTTGCCGCCCCACTTGGAGCTGATGCCGTCCTGGACAGCTGCGTCGATGGCTGCCTTGATCTTCTTGATGGTGGCCTTGTCCTCTTTAGGGATCAGCAGGCACACGCTGTACTTGGCGTCCTGGCCAGCCTGGAAGGCGCGGCTCTTGAAGATGTTCACATAGCTGAAACGAACTTTTCCGGTGATAACTTTGGTAGTAGACATTTTATAATCCTCCTTAATTAGAACGGCGCGACTTCGTCGTCGCCGGTGGTGAAGTCGGCCTGAGCCGCTTCGGTTGTGTTGATGGCTTCGCGTTTATCAGACTCCGGTACGAGGACCGGCTTGCCTGCGGGTTTGATCAGCAGGTCGCCCAGAGTGGCGGCCAGCTTCTTCTTGCCGACGAGCTTCTCCATCTCGGTGATGCCGTAGAGCTTGCGCTGGTAGAGCATTGCCTCGTCGAAGCCGGCAGCCTTCAGCTTGTCGGCCACCTGGATCTCGTCTGCGTACTTGCGATTGCTGCGGCCTTCGACCAGCTTCCAGCCGTCGTAGTGCTCACCGGCCAGGGCCTGCTCCAGAGCGTAGGCGCTGACCTCCTCGGCCCACTTCTTCAGGTGCTCGGCCTTGGCCAGCACTTCGCCGATCTCCTCGCTGGAGAGCAGCGGGGGCTTCTGGAACTCCATCCGGGCCAGATCCAGGTTGAACTCGGCACGCTTGCGGCAGCGAGCCTTCGCCGGGCAGAAGCGGCACCAGTCGCCGGCCACAAAGTAGTCGGAGCCCTCCATGGCCATGATGGCGCGGGGCGCGACTTCCTCCTCGCCCCAGAGCAGCAGCTCCTTCAGGATGACGACCTCGCTGTCAACGTGATCGAGGCGGGGCTGGACGACGGTGGTCTTCACGGTGTCGAAGTCGTAGAGATCGCCGAACAGAGAGACGGCGCCCAGGCCGTAGAGGCGGAACTGGGGGTTGTTCTTGGCCTCGACCTTGATACCTTTGCCGTACTTCAGGTCGATGACCTGGATCATGCTGCCGCCGATGATCACGGCGTCGGAAGTGCCGAAGCCCTCCGGGATCCATTGGGAAAGATCGAGGCGCTGCTCGATCATCAGCTCGGCGCCTTCGCCGGCTGCGGCGAACTCCTCCAGGACGGTCTCGACATAGAAGTCGGTGGCCTCGTCCATCTCGCCGTTGTAGTAGTCGTCCTGCTGGATCTTGGCCAGGCGCTTCTTGTACTGGGCGTCGGTGATCTCATGCAGGACGTGGCGGAGCTTCAGCTCGGCCAGGCTGTGGGCGACTGTTCCCTCGTCGGCGTAGCTGCTGGAGCCGGGATCCGGACACTGATCAGACAGGGCGACGGATCCGGGGCAGTTGATCCAGCGGTATGCGGCCGATGCGGAGCAGCGGGCGTGCTTAGTCGGCATTGGTTTCCTCCTTTGCTGCTTCCATGAGCTTCGGCAGGTCAGCGAGTGCGACCTCGGTGAGCTTGCCCTTGCCGGTCTGCTCGTTGATGAGTTCCGCCGCACGGTTGTAGCCGCGCTTCTTGTTGAGGGCCGCGAGCTGCTTGCGGACGGTGATGCGGAAGTCCTCGGTCACTTCTGCGGGCGCTGCGGGTGCGGCCTCGTCAGCAGACTCAGGAGAGGGCTCAGCTTCCGCAGGGGCGGTCTTTTCGACCTTCTTGGTGTTCTTCTTAGGGGCAGGGTCCTCCGGTGCTTTCTGGGGCTCCTGGACGGCCTCAGCGGGTGCAGGAGCGTCCTCTGTTTCCTTGGATGCCTGGGCGAGCAGGTTCGGGGACTCGACGCCCATGTACTGCTTGAACTCGTTCAGGTTTGCAAATTCGACGGTGATCTTCATGCTTTTATTTCCTCCTTGTTTGTGTTATACTGGGACTGTGTTCTATTGGGCTCCGAGGCATTAGCTCCGGGGCTCAATCTTTTTGTGCAGTCATAGGCACCACCTCCTTCGCAGTCTCAGGCTCCTCAGCCTCTGCGGTTTCCACGCTTCTCAGGATCGCCCGGTAGGCCGAGCGGGCCAGCATTGTCAGGTCAATGTCTTCCATGCGCTTGTCCTCCTTAGATGGTTTTGATGGTCTGATGACCTATGCAGCCGGTCCCCCCCCCGCTCCCACACAAACCAGGAGTAGCTGGTGGCGTCGGTGCCTCGGCCGGTGAAGCTGGGGCGCTTGTGCAGGGTGTAGAGACCGCTGAGCGGGTGCTCCTGCCACCACTTGAAGCGCTTCTCGCTCTCCAGGAAGTTCGTCCGGAGCAGGAAGATCAGCAGGCCGCCAGGGTGCAGCAGCTCCAGGCTCTTATTGATGAAGTCCAGGGCCAGACTGTAGGGCGGGTTGCCTATGATGACATCGTAGCCGCAGTCGGGCTCGTAGTCGAAGAAGCTGCCGATTGTGACGTTGTCAGCCAGAGCTTCCAGGGTGCCCCGCTCCTCCGGTCGCAGCTCCACGGCGTCGATCCGGTTGTCATATCCGCCTTCCCTCAGCACTCTGACGATCTGGCCGTTGCCGGCAGAAGGCTCCAGGATGCGGTCGCCGGAGCTGATGCCATCGAAGTTGGCCAGGAAGGCCTGGACGGTTTCCGGCGGGGTGGCATAGAAGTCGTAGGCCTTGCGCTCGCAGCCTCGGTTTGTGGCGCTCATTGTGGTGTCCACCTGCTTCCTTCGCAGATGAAGTAGTCGTCGGCCGGGATGTAACTCTCCAGGACGAGAGCGGTCGGGCTGCCATCGTGGCTGCAGCAGGCGTCACAGATGTGATCGCCTTCGCCTATCGGCTGCATATTGGCGCAGGTCTCGCAGCACTTGAAGGGCTCCGGCTTGCGTTGTCTGTTCTTTCTTCCCATGTGTGTCCTCCTTCAAATCGAGCACGATACGTGCACTTAATTCGTAAAAAAAATATAGCTCACGCTGCGGTTGTAGCATTTAGCCAGCTTGATCTTGATCTCGTCGCGAGGGACTCGCTTACCGGCCTCGTACATAGCCAGAGCGGAGGCGCTGATGCCGCAGGCCTCAGCCACTTCCTGGCGGCTCCTGTTGCCTCTCAGTTTTCTGAGCTTTTCAGCCATGACTTTGTTGTTCATGCTTGTCCTCCTTTCTTATTTCTGGACCTTCTTCTGGAGCTTCAGCCAGATCTTCATGGTGTCACGGGTGATATAAAACGATCCGCACACGGCGATGAAGTGGTCGAGGTAGGTGTGGACCACCTCGCCCTCGATGACGTACTTGGCGCCGATCCAGCAGAGCTCGAAGGCGATCAAAGTGCCCAGCAGGCAGGCGAGATAATTGGAATAATACTTGAAGCGGGTCATTGTTGTGTGTCCTCCTTTTCTTTGGTGGCAGCGAGCGCGTCGCACCACTCGATAAATGCTCGTAAAATGGGGTTGGTGTTGCCCTGGTCAGCCCAGCCGGCGAAGCCGATCCAGCCGTCAGCGTTGAAACTGATGCACTCCCGGCGCTCGAAGTAGTGGCTGTTGACGTAGAGGAAGCAGCTGATCAGGGTGCCGTTGGTCTTCCGTTTGAGGTCGATCCGGCGGCTCAGGTACATGGAGCCCATCGAGGTCTCGCAGTCTGCGTTGGCCTTCCTGATGTGCTTGTTCAGCAGCATGACCAGAGTCAGGATGTCGCCCTCGGTCACGTCGGCATAGGTGAGGCCCTTGCCGGCGAAGTAGGCCCGGGCCTCGTTATTGGTGCAGACGGGGAGGATCCCCGTCTTTCTCATATATGCAGCCATCAGTCCGTCCTCCCTTACTTCCCGGCGACCAGCAGGTCGTAGAGCTTAGCTTTCAGTTGGATGACTTCGGCCTCGGCGGCCTCAGCACGACGCTGGGCCTCTCCGGCGGCGGTTGCTTCCTCATCACATCTCTGGCCATTCCAGCGGGCGGTCTCCTGGATCTGCTTCAGCTGATCCTTCAGCTTTGCAATCTCGGCGTCCTTTTCCTCGGCGACCGCATGGGCGGCCTCGTAGTCCTTCACGGCCTCAGACAGCTTGTTCTCCAGTTCTGCGACGCGCTTCTCAGCGTTGCGGGCGCGGTCAGCCATGGAGCAGGCCCAGTCGTTGTCGATGTTCTCAGCGGCCAGGTCGAAGCAGCCCTCGAAGGCGGTGGCCAGGTAGGAGTCCGGGCCCAGCTGCTCGACCATCTTCCGGATCTTCTCCAGGGTGTCGCGCTCCTGTTGTTTGGTGGCCGGGGTATTGGTGCTGGCCAGCTCTATGCTGATGATGGTGGCCGTGCTGTGACGGTAGCACTCGCCGAAGTCTTTGCGGGCCTGGCGCTCGTTGATGGCGGTGAAGTGGTCGGTGCCCTGGGTCCCGTTTTCGCGGGTAAAAATAATTTTGTAGGTGTTCATTGTGTGCCCTCCTGTTGTTGTGGGGTCTCTTGCGTGCACGTTTCGTGCACATTCACAATATAGCACACGCATCGTGCTCTGTCAAGCACATTTCGTGAAAATTTAATTGAAATTTTTGCACGTTATGTGTATAATCAAAGTATCTAAATAAGGGAGGTCATTCTTATGGCTGAAGAGGATGCGATCATCTTGGCCACGGTGAACGATATGCTGACCGATGAGATGATCGAGAAGCTGACCGTCCGGATCCTGGAAGTCCAGGAACAGGAAAACGCCGACGATCCCGTGGTGGGATTGCGTCGGCGTCTTGACTCAAATAAAAAGCGCCAGCGGAACTTGCTGGACGCGATAGAAGAAGGCGGGGCCCGTGGCCTGGTCTCTCGTTTGGCTGCCCTGGAGGAAGAGGAGGAGCAGCTGGTGCTGGAGATCCAGCGGGCAGAAATAAAAAGGCCCCGACTCACCCATGAGGTGGTCGAGGCCTGGCTGCGCTCCTTCCGCGTCGGAGACGTCACGGATGACGACTTCCGCGCTCGGTTAGTTGACACGTTCATCGCCCGAGTCGAGCTCCGCAACGATGAGGCGCTGATATTTTACAATATCCGAGAAAAGGGCCCGCACTCACGTGTTCGAGTACGGCCCGAATGGTGGAGCCCGCGCGACGGTACTCGAACCCCGAAGATCATCGTGCTGCGGGACTATGTCGTCCTCAGAATTGCCGTATAAAGCAAAAGAACCCCGGCGGGTGCCGGGGTTCTTTTGCTTTATCATGTATTTGCTGGCAGCGCCATCATGCCACGCCCAGGATCTTCTCGACCCTGTTCAGAACGTCAGCAGGATCCAGGCCGGAGCCCTTCACCTTGCCGGCGATCTCCTGCGCCAGCACGTCAGCAGGATCCGGCTCGGCCGGCTTCGCTGCGACGCCCTGGATGGTGCAGTAGTCAGGGTTTTCGAGGTAGATCCAGCCGGCGCCGCTTTTCAGTTTGCCCCAGCCGTCCTGCACCTTGGTGATGGTAAAGACGCCCTTGCCGGTCTGGCCTCTGACCGCGTAGCTCATGCCGGGGCCCTTGCGGTAGTTCAGATCCGGGATAATGACGCGGACAGTGAAGGGCGTCGCAGGGAAGCCCTGGACGGCCCCCGGAGCCGCCTCGGATGGCTGGGTAGTACCAGAGCCCAGGAGCTCATTGACGGCCGCAGCGATGGCGCCGTGGCGGTCGTAGAGGTACTGGCCCGGGCAGGCCTTGTTGGCATAGTCGCGGTGCACGGTCATGTTGCAGCCGTTGGCGTGGTTGACGCGGTCGGCCTTGTTGGTGGACCAGATCAGCTTCTTGATGCCGTTGCGCTTGCAAATGTCGGCTATCAGCTTGATCAGTGCAGCGTAGGCTGCATCGGTCACGGCGTAGGGGTGCTCGGTGTCGCTGGCGACTTCGATGGTGATGGCGCGGTTGTCGTTCTCACGGCTGGAAGTGCACCAGGAGCGATCCGCCTCATCGACGGACAGGCCGATGGAGCCATCCTTGCCGACGATGTAGTTGGCGCTGCACTCGCGGTCAGTGGTGGCAAAAAAATCGCAGCCCTGCTTCGCCGTCCACTGGCCCACGATGCAGTGGATCGTAATGGTGTCGATGGCGTGGTTGCGGGGGCTGGTCTTGTTCTTGGTGATGTTGGTGTACGTTACCAGAGGGCTGTTGCTCACGGTGATCTCCTCCTTCTCTGGGGTTGTTGTAGTGTTTGCGTAGGCGTCGTAGTATGCCTGGCCGAAGCCGGCCCGCTTTACCTTGACGGCGTTGCTCATGTCGGCCGGGCGCTCGTACTTGGTCAGCACGATGTCAGACGCCTCCTTCACGGTCCGGGCTGTCCGGAGTACCTGGAAGACGGCCACGTGACCCTTCAGCTCCTGGAACATGAAGTCGAGCTGCATCATCAGGTCGCCGATGGACGCGCCGGTCTTCCGGGCGTAGTTGAGCATGGCCTCCTTGCGGCTCCAGTATGTCCACTGCGCGAGGCCGTAGCCGGCGCTGTCGCGGACGAAGTTGGAGTAGCTCCCGGAGTCCACGGCGGCCGTGTACTCGGCGTCCGTGAGGCCCAGGCGCTTCTCGTAGGTGTTCTGGAGGTTTATCGGATTGAGCCCGCTCTCGGCGTAGAGGTTGCCCATCAGCCCGGCCACACCGGCCGGGCTGAAACCTTTGCAGCAGAAGTAGTTCCAGATGGTCCTCTCGGTGGAGGACCCTGTCGCCTTCACGGCTTACTCCTTGCCGGGGCTGGTGTTAGTGTCGCCCTCTGCCTTCTGTTTCAGGATGTCGATGGCCTTCGCCACGACGGCAGGGATAGGCACGCCCATCAGTCCGGCGTTTTCGATAACGCTGATCGTCTCATTGGCGATGAAGGCGATGATCGTCGTGTCTCTGATGAATGTGGAGCCCGTGACCAGATCGAGGCGGCAGGCTACCAGCACCACCAGGAGAGTCGTGCCCTTACGGCAGAGACCCTTCCAGCCGGCGCGACTCTCCAGGGCGCCGTCTGTGGACTTCTGGGATCTGTGAAACACGCCGGCAACGATGAGGCCGGTGACGTAGTCCACGCCCATGAAGATCAGGAGCGTGGTCAGAGCTGCGTCCCAGCCTCCGAAAAGGCTGGCGATGAAGCCGCCCACGACTCCCACTGTTGTGCAAATTCCAGTTTTCATGTTGTGTACCTTCCTTCTTTTTATTTGCTTAGAATTATGCCCCCACGAATATCTCCGTGGGGGCATTGTGGGCTTTACTCAGTGACGAGCTCTGCCAGTTCCAGGTCGATCAGCATCTCCTTGACCTGGGGCTTGATCAGGTCAGGGACGCTGTCGTAGGTACGCTTGCCCTTGACGATCAGGGCGACGTAGATGACTGCCATGTTGTTCACCTCCTTTCTGAGCCAGGATCTGAAGCGCCGGATCATCTTACTCCTCCAGGAGCGCGCGGACTTCGTCGCGCAGATTTTCGGGCACGTCGTCGATGGTTTTGAGCCCCTTCTTGATGAGAGCTGCGTAAACTTTAGCCATAGTTATTTACCTCCGATAATCATTTCATAGACCTCAGCCAGAGCGAGCTGAAGGTCGGTGATGCTGTTGGCGTTGGTGGCCAGAGCAGCTGTGGCGAGTTCCTTCTGCTTTTCCTCAGCCGTCTTCTCGGCCAGGATAAACCAGTAGCTCTTGCCGACCTTGCTGATCTGGACCAGCTTCATGTCCTGATAGGTCTGGGTGCCGTCAGGCCCCTCGATGGTCACGCTGGAGAGCTTACCGGCGAAGGTGGCCTCGGCGACGGCGGCGGAGCTGATGTAGTTGTTCCCGTTGAGGTCGAGGCCGTCGAGGGATGTGCCATCAGCCAGTGTAATCTTCCATGTCCTTTTTTCCATTTTGGTCTCCTTCCGAACAGCTCATAGTAGAGGCTGCTCATGTTATAAACTTGATCATGCGACATATACTTCCAGTGACTTCCCAGCCAGGACTTGAAGGCGTTCTCGACCGTCGCGTAGTCGATGCGGCCGCTATCGAGCAGGCGCTTGTAGGCCTTCAGCTTGCGCCGCTCCCTTGTGATGTTCTTCGGGTTGATCTTCCGGATAATTCTGCCGGTCTCCGTTAAGGAGTAGCACACCTGCAGGTGCCGGAACTCCGAGGACAATTTCACGATCCTGGTTTTCTTGCGGTTAATTATCAACCCATACTCTTTCGCCTCCTTCTCCAGACCGTCCAGAAGTTCCAGCAGCTCCTCCCGGGTCCGGGCGATTGCGTAGGAGTCATCGGTATAACGGCCGTATCCTTTGACCGCCTTGACGATCTTGGCATAATTGTCCAGCCGGTAGGGGTAGACGATGCCGATGTTCTGCGAAGGCTGGGAGCCGATGTCCACACCCTTCCGGAGCATTTTCTCGCCGGTCAGGAGCGCTGGATCCACGCCGTAGTTCAGCATCGGGTCGATTTTTCCGGCCATCATCGCCTCGATCTCCTTGTCAGTGAAGCGAGAGACGTCCTGCTCGAAGGTCTTGAAGATGAGCGGCAGTAGCATCTCAGTTATGGCCAGCGTCTCAGGGTCTTCGACCTCTCGTTCCAGGAATGTCTGGAGCACTTCCAGGCACTTGTCGTGCGGGATATTGGCATAATAGCCGGAGAAGTCCACCAGGAGAACATAGCCCTCGTTGGTGCCGTTCTTCATAAAATATTGATGCAGATGAGCCTCGAAGCGGTGACGGTGGAAGGCCACGCCCTTGTCCTTCTGCGATGCGCCGTTGTCATAGATCAGATACTTGCTGATGGACGGCGTCAGCACTTCGTCGCAGAGTAAATGGTTGACGGTCTTGTCCACCATCGTGTTGCTGGTTATGTAGCGCGGATGACCGCGCTCGTTGATTGGGAACTTGTTGCCTGGTTCCGGTTTATAATCCCCAGTGATGAAGTCCTGCCGGATGTGGGCAGTGGTCAGCAGGTGGTTCATCTCGAACAGCTGGGTGCTGTGCTTGAACTTGCTGCTTTGCATTGCCTTGGTCCCGGCGTCATAAATGTTATTAGCATCAAAATATACAGTCATATAAAAACCACGCGATAGCCCCATCGGTCGTGACCGGGAGCGTCCTGGTTAGCATTTACCAGCTTCCGCTGGAAGGATGGCCTCTCCTTTCCCATTGCTGCACGCGGGAACTTGCCCGATGACTTTGTGCAGTTGTGAAATCCGGGCGGACGCCGATGGAGTTCGAGGCGTTCCAGTTGTTGGCATTACCGTTGTTGTTGACATTGCAGAAATTCGTCGCCGACTGGACGGTCCGTACAGAGGACACCCTATATTCTTAGTCTTTCAGATGCTTCAGGAAACGGTTGTCAGACTGCCGCAGTGCCTTGATCATGTTGAACAGGGCCTCGACTTCCAGCACGATGTCCATATACTTGTTCTTGTCTGCTGGCAGCGACTCGGCGATGTACTGGAGCTCGTCCTGGAGCTTGTTGCAGCACTTCAGCGCCTGGTTTAGCTCGCCGCGCCTGTCCTTGTACTCGAAGTGGTAGGTCGGCCAGATGGTATTGGCGCCTCTGAGATGCTGCGCGATGTCGCAGCAGAGGTCGTCCACCCGGTCGCGGTGGCGCTTGATAAACCAGCAGGCGAAGTCTTCCTCCAGGTTGCGGATGGCCTGGGCGGCCTCCGCCCTATGCTCAGGGTCCTGGATGTGTTGCGTCTGCTTCCGGACGGCTTCCTCCAGCTTTTTCTCGCTGTAGGCGAAGCTGGCCAGGAGCTCCACCGCGATCTTCCTGCGGATCTCCAGCGCCTTGTGGTGCGCTTCCAGGTTGGAATATGCTCTTTTACTTTTGGGGATGTCTGACACGCTATCTTATCTCCTTGATTAGATTTACCCGGCCCACGAGGGGCCGGGATTTTTGATCAATAGATCAGGAAAGCCGGGCGGACGCCGAAGGAGTTCGAGGCGCCCCAGGCGCTGGCATGACCGTAGTAGTTGACACCGCAAAAATTCGCCGCCGACCGGACGTCTCTCAGCCACCAGTTTTCTCTGTTCGTGATCAGATCCGGGCGTGCCTGGAACAGGGCCAGCTGGCTCTTGTCGATGCCCGTGTCGTAGCCGTTCTGCACTCCGCCGCCCCATGCGTAGGAGCCGTAGACCATGTGCTCGTTCATCAGGTCGATCTGGCTGTCGTACCATGCCCAGCCGGAGCTGGCGCCATTGCTGACAGCGTTGGCCAGGAGGACCCTGTGAGTCAGGATGTGGTCTGCGCCGAAGTCAGCCTTGACAGTGGCCAGAGCGTTGGCCAGGCCGGAGGTCTTCATCTTGCTGCCGTAGTAGGAGCCGGTCGTGACGTTAGTGTCATTCATCACGCCGTTATAGAAGGACTTGTCGGGGATGACCAGCATATGATGGGCAGTCAGCTCTGTGTCCCCACAGTGCAGACGATAGTCAGCATGGGCGGCCCAGTATTTTCGGCCGTTGATGGTCCAGTAGCCGCCGGTGCGGACCTTCTCGAACTTGCCGGCACGAATGTCGGCGGACTGCTCAGCGGTGAAGCTGGCACCGAGATCGTGTTCATAGATGAAGGAGTTGGCCCTGGACGCACCGGTCTGGCCGAGCATTGTGGTCAGCTCCTTCAGGGCTTTGATGTCTTGGGCGTTGGTGCCTACCAGGCCGAAGACTTCGTTGATGGCGGCGATCAGGCTGGTCTTGTCCTCAGTCTCCAGCGTGTCCAGGTCTCCATTGATGAAGGCCTTGATGGCGCTGATAGGGATCCTCTTGACGCCTGTGCCGTCTGCGAGTCGTACCAGGAGAACGTCCTCCCCGCTGGCTACGGCAGCCAGCGCGTCGTACTCTGTGAAGCGTTTGCCGTTTGTTACGTCAATCTGCATAATGTTCCTCCTTATGCGGTTTTATATTTCCAGTCGCCGATGATCGCGTTGCCATCGTCGTCCAGGATCGGGTTGCCGTCATCGTCAACGACGTGAGTGAACAGATCGTTGTGGATGATCATGTATTCCAGAGCGGTCAGGCGCTCGTCCAGATCGCTCGTCTTGTTGATGAGCCTGCCGGCGACGTCCTCGTCCAGAAGGCCCTGCACGGTGGCAAACCACTCGTTGAAGGCGTTCTGGCTGGTGCGCTGGAACTCTTTCATGGCCTCCGTGACGGCGGTCAGATCTGTGTTGCCCTTGGTCTCCAGCGCCTCGATGTATTCGTCGATGGCAGCCGTGAAGCCGTCATAGGCTGCCTTGGCCATCTGCTCGAACTGGGAGTAGCTGGCGTTGGACTTGGCCACAAACTCAGCATAGAAGGCATTGAACTGGTCATAGAAGGCATCGGTGTCGATGCTGTCGATGAACTGGGTGATGTAGCCGCAGACTGCATTGTCGGGGCGGGTGTCGCTGATGGAGCTCTGAGTGATGACGGTCTGGTTGGCGCTGACCGTTACGTTTGCCAGGCCCAGCTCGTAGTAGTCGCCGCTGACGGGCTGGATGAGCTCTGGAGCCTGGGGCGTTGCCGCTGCCGTGCCGGTCTTCACGATGATCTCGCAGAGGCGCTCCAGATAGTTGCAGCGCAGCACGACACGGTCGATGCGGCTGTAGCTCGTTGGAGCTGCGGCCAGCTGGAAAGTGGCAGGGGCAGGATCATAGGCGAAGGCGCCGTTGATCAGGCCGAAGCCAGGGCGGACCGTGACGCTCAGGCCAGTGTCGCCTGCCAGCACTTTGAAGCAGTCGGCAGGCTTGGCCAGCACGCCATTGGTCAGCAGTTTGGAAAAGAGCAGGCGGAACAGTTCCGACGTCTCTGCTCTGTCAAAAATAGGCATACCCTCGGAGTCCACGCCGGTGATCTCCGAGTCAAAATAGCCGTATCTCATGGCCATGTTAAAATACCTCCCTTTGGATGATTTTCGTGATGCTGGTCATCTGGTCATTGCCGAAGACGACGGAGAGGGTCTGCTTGCTGCCCTCGTAGATCTCCTGGATCTCGGTGATCCGCTTGGTGGTCTCGATGCCGACGTCTGCGTAGCGGTAGGTGCAGAGGTCGCCCAGGTCGAAGTCCACGCCGTAGGTCAGGTTGGCGTTGGGATCCACGTCGCCGTTGACGGTCTCGATCTTCTGGTACTCGGCCAGCTTCTCCAGACCACGCTGACGAAGCAGCGCCCTGTACTGGTCGGCCGTGTACGTGTGCTCGTCGCCGGCGTCGTCCTGGTAGGTGCTCTGGAGATCCCGGGCGTCCACGTAGACCTCCCGGCGCTCCTCGTCCGCACTGCTGCGAAGATCCACCTCCACGATGACACGGGCGGAGCCTTCTCCCTCGCCGGCGACGTAGGCGAAGTTCTTATACTCGGACTCATCCCGGTCGTAGACGGCGTTCTTGACGTTGTAGAAGCTGTCCGAGAAGATGGCCCAGCTGTTCTCAGTCTGGTCGTCCGTTCTGTCCTTGCCTTTCCACACCTCGAAGATGAGGTCGTTGTTCAGGTAGTCGTAGCGCAGCCGGTGGCTGAGCTCCTGGGTCTTCTCGATTTCATAGAGCTTGTCGCCCAGGTTGTCGCCGGTAGCCGTAATCGTGACGCTCGCGCCGATGCCCTTCAGCTCGCCCAGTTTGACCTGGGAGATCTTCCGGCCGGCATCGGTCGGGTTGATCACGTAGCGGTCCACCATCTTCCGGCCGATGACCTCCGGCGTGCCGGTGAGGCTGATCTGCGTGTTAAGCACGCGGCCGTTCAGGAGTTCCTCAGAGAAGTAGCCCTTGCAGTAGGCTGTCCGGGTGCCTTTGGCGTCTCTCGCGAAGTTGACCTCGCGGATCACGCCCAGTTCGTCCCGGTCGTTCCGGTAGAGATAGCGGCCGGTGTTCATCAGCGTGAAAAACTCGGTGGGAGTGTGCAGCTCGAACAGGCCGGAGGCGTAGTACCGCCGGTCCCAGATGAGCGTATTGAACACGCTGACGACGCCCAGCGTGTCGAAGTTCTGGTCGAGGATGATCAAATTCATGCGCTACACCCCCAGATACTTCGGAGTGTAGAACAGATTGACGTCCAGGTTGGTGTAGTTCCCATCCGCGTCGTACTCCAGATAGTTGTCGCCCACTTCCAGCTTGAAGGGCTCACTCCGGCGGTCGATGCGCTGGTAGTAGTTGACGCCGTTCAGAGTGATGACCTGGTGCCGGTCGTTGGTGTCGATGAGAAGCACGTCGCCGGTCTGCATCGTGACACTCACGCGCATGAACTGGCCCGTGCCGGTGTTCGTGATCTTAGGGTTGACCACGGTGCCCCTGGTCGCGATGAACTGGATCTGGACACCGGTCGGGACGTCTCCGTCGTTGCTCAGCACGACCTCCTTCTTCAGCGTTCTGTAGCCGGCAGTGTTGCCACCCAGGAGAAGGCCACGGGCTTCCGGCTTGTAGTCCAGCTTGCCCGTCTCCATTCTCTTGCGGAGGGAGACCCAGGGGAAAGAAAACAGCGGCGTGATGTTCGCCATGTTCTTGCCGAAGTTGTCCACATTGAGCATATACGGGTCCGGACAGATCAGATCCACCAGGATCTTCAGCTTGCTGTCCATGTTCTTCGATGCTGCGAAGGTCCAGCCCTCCAGCTCGTACTCGATGTTGCGGCTGACGCCCATGTTGGTGATGAGCGCCTTGCCGGTGTACTTCGGGTTGAAAAACTTGATTACTTTGGCCCGGTTTTCCGGGTTGTTCTTGCTGCTTCTGAAGCTGGCCTCGATGTGGATCGGCCTTGGTTTGATCTTCTTGCCATCGACAGACGCCCCGTCCACCAGGGCGTTGTCTGATGTGCTGATCTCCACCTCAGAGGCCTCCAGGCCGGACACGGCAGTGATGTCAATGTCCTGGCCCGGTCCCATTTTGAGGGTCTTGCCGTTGCAGGTAAGCTCGATGGTTAATGTGTTTACTGTCATTTCACACCTCCGACCATGTTACGCAGAGCCTCGCGCTGCTTCTTGGCCACCTCGGAAGGAGTAGCCACGGGCACATTGTAGGTGTTGCTCTGCTCCATGCGATTGTCATTGTAGACGGTAGTGCCGGCACCCACCATTCTCAGCCCCGCAGCGTGCGAAGCTCCGACGGAGAGCTGGCCGGCGCTTGCCGACATCTCGGCCCGCATGGCACTGACGAGCTCGCCGGCCTTGGCCTTCATGTCCTTCAGCGTTGCAGGCATGGACTTGTCCAGGCCCTTGCCCACGCCGGGCATGATCCAGCGGCCGACCTTGTCCGCGAACTCTTTGGACGGGGAGTTGATGCCGAGGGCGTCTTTCGCAGCGTCCAGCAGACTGTTGGCCAGGTTGCTGACCTTGTTCGTCAGCCAGTTCCAGCCAGAGCTGATGCCGTTCCAGATGCCGCTGACGATGTTGCTGCCGATCTCCGCCATCTTGCTCGGCAGGCTGCTGAGCCCGTTGACGATGGAGTTGAACAGCTGGGTCGCCGCTGCGGCGCCCTTCTGAGCCAGCTGTGTGCCCCAGGTGACGACCTTCTGGGCCGCCTGGCTCAGATAGTCCCAGACCTTGCCCGGGAGCTGCTGGAGCGTGCTGGAGACCTTGCTGAGCATATTGCTCGCTGCGGTCGAAGCGTTGGAGACCATCTGCTGGCCCCAGGCCACCACTTTATTGACGGTGTTGACCAGGTGCGTCCAGATCTTTCCGGGTAGCTCCTGGATGATGCCGCTGACCTTGCTGAGCATATTGCTCGCTGCGGTCGAAGCGTTGGAGACCATCTGCTGGCCCCAGGCGATGACCTTGTTCACCGCATTGACCAGGTGCGTCCAGATCTTGCCAGGGAGTTCCTGGATGATGCTGTTGACCTGGCTGAGCATATTGCTCATGGCCATGGAGGCATTGCTGAGCATCTGCTGGCCCCACTCGACGAGGTCCGTCACGATCTCGGCGAAGACTTCACCGATCAGACCGGGAAGCTCGGCCAGCACGTCAATGATGGCCGCGACGATGTCCGGCACGGCCTCCGCCAGCTCGACCACGATGACTGGGATGGCTTCGATCAGGGCCCCCAGGAGCTTGATGCCAGCCTTCGCGATCTGGGGTGCTGCGGCGATCAGAGCCGTCACGGTGGCCCTGATGATCTGAGGCAGGGCGTCCACCAGCGCGTCGATGATGACAGGCAGGGCGTCCACCAGTGCCATCAGGAGCTCGATGCCGGCGTCAATGATCTGCGGGACGGCCGAGATCAGGAACTCCACGATGGAGCTGATGACCTCCGGCAGTGCTTCGATCAGTACGGGAAGCGCCGCAAGGATGCCCTGAGCCAGACCGAGGATCAGCTCCAGCGCGCAGTCGAGGATTGCGGGCAGTTGGTCCAGGAGTGAGGTCACAACGTAGCTGATCAGCTCGATCAGCGCAGGCAGAAGCGACGGCAGCATGGAACTGATGCCATTCACGATGCCGGTGAAAATTGTGACAAGAGTGTCCAGGAGAGAGCCCAGTCCGTCGCCTTCGATGAAGCCCGTGATCATCTGGACGACCTTGTCAGCTGTTCCGGCGAAGTCGAAGTCCAGGACCGCGTCCTGGAGCTGCTTCAGGACGCTCTGGCCTGCTGAGAGCGCGGCCGGAACGATGGCAGCCACCAGACCCGGAATCTGTGCAATAATAGCGCCGCCGAGCGCTGGAAGCGTCTCAGCGAAGCGCGGAATGATCTCGGCGAGGTTCTTGACGATATTGTCCGCTGCCGTGGCGAAGGCGTCCGCCAGCTGGTCCGCGTCGCCGGATCCGTTCATGAAGTTGTCCCAGGCGGCCTTGGCCGAAGCCATGGAGCCCTCCAGCGTACTCGCGGCCTCCTTGGCCGTGGTGCCGGTGATCCCCATTTCCTCCTGAACCGCGTGGATCGCCTGGTAGACGTCGTTCAGGTTGTTGATGTCATACTTGACGCCGGTCAGCTTTTCAGCATCAGCCAGGAGGCGCTCCATCTCGGTCTTAGTGCCGCCGTAGCCCAGCTTCAGGTTGTCCAGCATGGTGTAGTTCTGTTTTGCGAAGCCCTGGTACGCGTTCTGGATCATATCCATGGACGTGCCCATCTTGTTCGCGTTGTCGGCCATGTCGATGATGGCCATGTCGGCCACTTTGGCCGCTTCCTCGGTATTTCCGCCGAGGGACTGGAGCAGGGACGCCGAGAAGCTCGTGACCGTGCTCATGTAGTCATTGGCAGACATGCCCGCCGTCTGGTAGGCCCGATCTGCCGACGCGATGACCGCGTCAGCTGCATCGCCGAAGAGCGTCTCCACGCCTCCGACGTTCTGCTCCAGTTGCCCCACACTGTCGAGAGCTGACTTGCCGAGATTGGCCAGAGCATCAACTGCTCTGGTCATCATCTGGCCGGTGAATACGCCCAGCGCTTGCTGAGCGACGCTCGCGACCTTGCCCATGCCGGACTGTAGGCCGCCAGTGTCCAGGCTTGTATCAAATTTCAGAGTCCCGTCTGATGCCATGACCTTCTCCTCCTGTCAAAAGGACGGCGGGGTTGCCGCCGTTCATGAGTAGAGAGTTCAGGTCACTTTCAAGCTGCTGCCGGTCAGCCGACTGAGGGAGCGCATAGACGCGCTTCAGGTGCTCATAATGCTGCCGTTGCTCCTTGGACGCCTTGGCCGGGATCTTCATCGTGCGGTAGCCGATGATTTTGACCAGCTGAGTCTCTTCAGGGAGCGATCGAAAAAGCGCTCGAAACTGCCACCAGTGGAGGGGATGCCGCGCCAGATCCAGGCCGTAGGCCTGCATAAACGCGGAGTAAATATAGTCGGCGTCATACTCGTAGGAAAAAGGCGGATCCTTGTCGCTGCTGTCCGTGGCGTCTTCTTCCGTCGTCTCAGCGGGATCCGTGCCGCAGCGATAAAACCAGATCATTTTGCTGATCGCCTCGTCGAGCACGTCGCCATCGAAGACGACGCCCGGGAAGTAGAGATCCAGCGCGGTCCTGAGTTTCTCCAGGTCATCGAGCTGGCCGTCTTGCAGGACTTCCTCGAACAGGATCCCCGTGCGGAAGTCCGTGGTGATCGGGACCAGCTGGCCCGCGATCTCGACCTCCTCAGGCAGGCCGTCGATCAGAAGGTTCAGTGTCTTTTACCCTTGCCGTGACCGTGCTGCTGGGAGACGAACTGCGCGGTCTGCATCTGCCGGGTGGCAGCCTGCTGGCGCTGGGTGTAGCGGTTGGTGAAGTCGTTGAGCGTCTTCCGCTCACTGGCAGCCCACTCGCTGACCTTCTCGATGGCCTTCAGGTGCTCCATGACGTTCATCTTGCCGTGGAAGAGCCTATCGGCCGTCCCGGCGCCGAAAATCTCGTCAAAGCACACATTGACCACCTCACACTGGGCGCGGTAGTTGGCCGCAGCGGTCGGGAAGTTCTCGCGCTTTTTGGCCTGAGCCGTGTCGCGCATTTTGATCATGGACTGCTCGAACTTCTCCATGAAGTCCGCGTCCATCAGATCGCCTTCGAGTTTCACGTCGTTAATAATCAATTCCATTATTCTGTTGTCCTCCTCTGGTCGGTGCTATAAAAAGAGCGCCAGCAGGCTGCACCGTTGTGCCTGCTGGTGCCTGGTCGCTCACTGCCCTCGCTGGGCCAGTAGTACGGAGCCAGTGTTTACTTGTTTACGCGACGGGGGTGTCGTACTTACCGGCGAAAGTGCCCGCCGTGAACTTCTTGCTCACGGTGTCAAACTTGCCCTGGATAGGATCGCCGACCGCGTGAAGCGTGCCGGAGACGCTGATTTTCTCGCCGCCTGCTCCGGAGTTGTCGCTGACCTCATTGGCCACAGTGAACAGGCGGGCGGTGAACTCGGCAGTGGCCTCAGTAGCTTCGCCGATGGGGTTGAACAGTTCGACGCGGACGTACTTCAGCTGGGCGTCAGTGCCGGTCGCATGGTCGCGGCCCATCTTCCAGAGCTTGTAGATCGCCTTCTGGGAAGGGATCAGACGGGACTCATAGGAGAACTCCGTCTCGTAGCCGGTGATGTCGGTGGACGCGGTACTCTCGTTGATGTAGGTTTCGCTGTCGGTCTGTGCGTTGGGGCTCTCGTCCAGAGTGGTGAAGCCGGTGCCCATGAGCTCGTAGGTGCCGTCGATCTCGGCATAGTCCGCGATGGCATTGCGGAGCAGGGCAGCACGGCTCTCGTCAAAGAGCTGAAGGTTGATCTTTTTCATGTGCTTATGCCTCCTTATGATAGATGAGTTCTAACTGGATCTGGTAGCGTGCATTCCTCATGGACTCGTCGAACATATAGCCAGACGAGAGCACGCTGAGCTGTTCCGGGTGCATACCTTCCGGCAGCTCCGGAAAATTGCCGGCAGCTTCCTGAGCTTCGACCCAGTTGGCGAAGTCCTCGTAGAAGGTGCTGTTGGCGATGTTCTGGAGCCGGTCCATGCTGTAATACTCCCGGCTGCCGAAGTTGAACTGGTAGCGCCGGTCAGAGCTGCCGTCAATGTATGTCTCGATGATCGGGTTGAAGATCCCCGTCTCGATGGTGTACTCCTGCGGCTCGTCTCCCAGGGCGTCCACGCGGAACACTCCGGCATTGAGGAGAGGGCAGTCCTTGAAGAAGTCAGCGACGCCCTCGATGATTGACTTGACCATTTCGGGCCTCCTTTACTTGTTGACCAGCTTCAGGATCTGCGTCCTGTGTGCGGTTTTCATTCGCTCAAACCACATACCGCCACGCCTGGAGTCGTAGCTGCGGGTCGGGCTGGTGTTGTAATACTGCCGGCGGGCGTATGGTGCGATGTACTGCACCTCGCCGGAGCCGATGACAGTGCCCAGTGTGCCGGATCGCTCCAGGGCGCCGGTGCGTTTAGGAACCATCGGAGCGCAGAGCCTGAGCACTTCACTGTCGATGATCTCCTGCTTCTTGCTGAGCATTTCGTTCATTCTCGGGGCGCAGCCGGCGTTCCAGATCAGCTCGGCCTTGCCGTTCTTTCCCCGGATGATGGCGCCCCTGGGGTTGGTGATGGGCTTAAACGCCATTATTCGCCTCCGATCCGCCAGTGCTTCACGGCGGCCGAGCCTCTGATGGTGTTGTCCGCGTACTCCTTGACGTAGATCAGATGGCCGAGCGCCTCCATCTGCTTCTGATCGACCGGAGCCATCAGCTCGGTCGCCATAGGCAGCACATAGTCGCCGGTCTGGAGCGTCCACGCCTTGGCAGCTGCATCCTCGTCCAGCTGGCGGAACTTATCCGCCGGGACATAGCTCCGGCCGTCCTGGATCTTCGCTCCCAGCGGAATCCTCAACTTGTAGGCGAGGCTCTGGGAGTGAGCTCCGTCCGTAGAGTGGCCGGAGCTCTTGTTCTCCAGGAAGGACGCGCTGCGGATGCAGGTCGGGAAGTAGACCTCGCGCCGATCAGCGCCCAGGCGTTTATTAAAGACTGTTATCGCAGTCTGCACATACATAGCGGCAGCCTCCCTTCAGGGATCGGCTCAGCCATCCGGTCGGCAGCAGGTAGACGCGGGCCGCTTCGAGGATCTTCTTGCGGAGCAGCTCCTCAGCGGTCTGGCCGTCCTGGCCCTCTGTGATGTAGGTCACGGAGTAGCCGTCGTTGGTTTCGCTTTTCACACCTGCAGCCTGGTTGCCGTTTGCGCTGGCCTGGTTGTTGTGATAATGGACGACCTCCGCCGCAGCGCAGACCGCGAGCTTCACGCGGTTGTCCTCTTTGGCGAAGATGTCCCCGTTGATATAGGTCAGGTAGCCGATGACCGCCTCCGCCTTGGCCTCGACTTTGGAGAAGTCAGCCTCGGGGATCGTGTCCCCGAAGGTCTGCTTGTAAAAATCATAGGAGACGTACATCAGGCTGCACCTCCTTTACTTAGACGTTGGTGGGGGTCAGCACGGCGAACGGGAAACGCTTCGCCTTTTCCTTGGCCATGGCGTTGACAGGGTTCGGGATCTCCCAGCCCAGACGCATGACAGCACGAAGGGCCACCATGTCGTTCTGCATCAGGTTGTAGGCGATGGTGCCGTCAGTGTTCTGCACGACGCCCTCAGTGAACAGCTTGAAGGTGATGTCCTGGCGGATGGAGTACACCAGCTGAGAGAAGTCGCCGGAGATCATGTGGGCCTTGGTCTTGTCGAAGGCGCCATTGCGAGGGAACTGGATGGCGGAGCCGTCCAGGGTATAATTGCCAGCCTGCTGCATGGAGTTCAGGAACAGAGGACGCTCGTTGCCGTCCTTCAGGCCGCGCAGCTTAGCACGCATACCGATGTCGGCCACATGGCCGGACACGAAGTAGCCGGACTCCTCCACCTTGGAGATGATGCCGCCCTCGCCGAGCAGGTCAGTGTAAAGATCAGCAGAGATCTGCTTCACCGCGCCGGCAGTAGTAGCGGAAGGCACCAGACCCTCACGCCAGGTTGCAGGCTTGTCAGTGCCGAACAGGATGGCGGCGTCGATGACCTGGCCAAAAGCCTCCTGGATACGAGGACGGACCTCGCCCCAGATGTCGTAGTCAGCGTCGTCCAGAACTGCCTCGGGGATGGGAACGATGACCGCGATCTCCTCGGCGATGATGGTCTTCTTGTCCCATGCCTGTCTGGTGGTCTTCTTCTGACCGGTGTCGCCGTTCACGAAGTAGGCGATAGGCAGAGCATCCAGAACAGGGAGACGGGTCTGGGCTGCAGTCATATTGGCCAGACGGCGGCCCATGGAGAGGACAGCGGACTGAGCGATGGCGCCCTGGATGATTTCCGCAGCACGGTCCTCGGGGATCAGAGACTCGGCGCCAGATCTGTCAATGATCTGGGCGTCGGTCTCAAAAAGCTGAAGATTAAAATACTTTTTCATGTGGTTATTCCTCCATAATTTTGTTAGTTGCGGCCCGCTTTTCTGCGGATGGCAGCGTTGATAAAGTCGTTGCTGTTCTGGTTTCCAGAGCTGCCCGCACCGGAACTTTCCGTGCCGGTCTTCACGCGGTAGGACCCGCTGCCGCTGGTAGCAAAGCGGGGGTTTTCTTTCAGGAACTTGGTGGCGGCCTTCTCGAAGTCGAGCTTGCTGTCCTCTTTCATCAGGGCCGCGATCTTGAACATGACGTAGTCAGTGTCCTCGGCGCGGACGCCCTTCTGGGCGAGAGTCTGGCTGTTCTTCATCTGAGCCAGTTCTGCGAGCGCGTCATCGCGCTCTCTCGTGATGGCGTCCACATTGGGGCGCTGCTTCTCTCGGTTCGCCTTGAAGTCCTTGATCGCCTGGTTGATTTCCTCTTCGCTCATGCCCTGCTGCTTGAAGTAGGAGCTGAGAGCGGCCTTCTCGGCGCGTTCTGCACGAGCCTGGGCGATCTCCTCGGCCTGCTGGAAGCTGTAGCCTCCGGTGCCTCCATTATTCCCGGCATTTCCCTGGCTGCCGTTGCCGTCCCCAGCGTTTCCACCCTGGCCTCCGCCAGAGCCGCCCTCGCCGCCGTTGTCAAAGAGCTGAAGGTTAAAATACTTTTTCATTGGGTCATTCCTCCGTTTTTGTAATGTGTCGTGAACATGCCCGCCGGCTCAGAGCCCGGCGTCTGCTCATAATAAAAGCGCCTCGCGGCGCTCAAATTATCGTTATTTCTCCATAGCTGTCCCGGATGCCTTCCAGGCCCAGGACATAAGTGCGGACCAGCGCCCGGCCGATCTCATTCAGATCCGGCCAGCTGATGACAGTGCTGCCCGGTCTGACGCTCTCCTGGATCTCGATGCCCGCCACCTCGCGCAGTCCCTCGATCAGTGTGAGGGTCAGCGCCGAGACGCCGGCGCAAATAATGTTATGCCCGGGAGACGCCCCAGGGAGCCGCTGTGCGTGCCCTGAGACGGTGATCCCGGTGTCCTTGACGTTTATCCGGATCATGTGCTTGCTCCCTTCTGAGCTGCGTCCTGGGCCGCTCTGCGTTGCTTCTCGGCGCGTTCTTTCGCACGGTTGGCCGCTTTGGCTGCCTGCTCGGCCTGCCATTGCGCGTAGACCTGCGGGATCGGTGAAATTCTGCCCGTGGTGCGCCCCGTGTAGATGCGCTCCGTCTGCTCCTCCAGGCCCATCGCCTTCGAGAAGCTGCGGTACTGCTCCAGCTGGGCCTGGTACTTGCACCGGGCGATGGTGATGTCTTCCTTGTCAGCCCCTCCAGCACGAAGGAGCTGCACCTGCTCACGCCGGACCCGCATAGCTGTTTCCATCTGCCTCTGCTTCTGAGTGGCCTCGTAGATGGTGTACTCCTTGCCACGGAAGCGGCGCGGAGTGTTTTCCCTGGCGTTCTGCTCCTCCAGCCATTCGTCGGTGTAGAGCCGCTCGCTCACTCCGGGGATGAAGGGATAGTAGGTGTGGCGGCAGTTCCAGCCCAGCAGCCCCGGGCCGGTGCCCAGGCCGCACTTGGTTGTCAGCTGCTCCTTGGTGTAGACCTTGCCCTGCCATGCAGCGTGATCCGGACGAGCTCCGGCGTGCCATGTGACCTCGAAGTAGTCGGTCCCCAGCCGCTGGGCGTTCAGATCCGTGACGTGACCGGTGAGCTGGCCGAAGCCAGTGAGCAGAGCACGGCGGGGGGCGGACCCACAGCGGTAG